ATTTGAGCTTGCTTTGATCTACCCAACAGCCAAGCAAATCCACCAACCAAGGAAAAGTCCTCAATACAAGCGGAGCATTACCGCCCAACACAGTTGCTGTTTCAGTTGGGGCATAGAACGATTGAGATAGGGAGCCAAGTGTTTGGCTTTGGATCGCGCCCTTGCTTGATTGATCAGAACCACCCATCCCGATTAATGCGCCTGGGTTAGTACCTAACTGCAGCGCTAATTCAGCTTGCGCGGCTTTTACTTGCGGCGGAATCATCTCGCAGGTCGCAATGTTGCAATTGCATTCAACGTTTTGGCGCGGCCATGCCAAGAATCGACCGGCCATGCAACACTCACCAGCCCAAGTGATCGTATTAAGCCAGCTGGCCGCAGATCTCAAGGCTGCTTCCTGATTTGTTACTGCTGCCCAGGCATCTGCCGCTAAACCAAGCGCAAAGAATTGGTTCGCCTCCTCTTCGGACAGGTAGCTATCAGCTGCGGGATCGCTTAGATCAGTGTTAAGCATGATTCAATAATACAAACAAAAAGGGGGGGCGAACCCCCCCTCATTACCCAACGTGGGCCCTGAGCCCGACTTAAGAATAAGGCGACTTACACTTGAGCTCAACGATTGGAATCAATTTACGATCCCAAACCAAGCCAAATTTGGTTGCATCAGCCAATTCAATGTTGCCAGGGTTATCTTCTGGCGCAATCCAGCTAGTTCCCATGATGTGGAACCCATAGCTATAGCGGAAGCTAACAACGTCTTGAAAGCTCAAGATGTTGTAGTCAGCTTTAGTTTCCAGCGCTTGCTGAACACCTTCTTGCACGACACCAGGGCCGAACAAATAGGAGGTGTAAACAGCTGCTGCACCAGTGCCCACTACTGGCAGTTGGGAATCCATGATTACCCGCATACCAGCGAAATAAGCAACCTTGGTATCAGTTACACCAATACCACCGCCGGACCAGTTCACTCCACCGCCTGGTGCCATTGCAGAGGTGCTGAATACCAGCATCCCTTGGCTTTCGAGGTAGAAATAAACATTTGGGTGCATTGCGAGAACGCTTAGGTCTTCGCCACGCTCACCCAGAACAGCTTTAGCGCGAATCACAGCAGATGCTGTGATGTATTCGGCTCCACCTGTACCAGCCGAAACGTCAACCTTATTACCGGCTAATGCGGTACCGAATACACCTTTCAAATGGCTTAATAAGGTCGCAGTGCGATTCTTATTAATGATCGAAGTCATATACGACAACGTTGCAGCCATAGGGTCAGCACCACTGGCTTGCTTACTTAGTTCATCGGCAGCGAATGAAAGGCCCCGGTGAATAAGTGTCGCGGTGCCAGCGTTAGCAGTGATTTTGCGAGGGGTTAAGTAACCAGCTCCTGAGTCGCCCCAAGTGCTGTTTGATTCCATCCTCTCTTCAAATGCAGCAGGGGGAATGAATCCTGGCACTACTGTCCGAACGCCGCCTGCAGAGGCGTCTAGAGCGGAGTTACGTGTGATCACACCGCTCTGAACGAATGCACTTCTTTCGTAAACCTCTTGAAGGAGGTATGCAGTAAAATTAGGAACTGTAATCAAGTCGGAGGCAAATGTGCCCCCGCTGTAATTCTGAAAAGTTGCTGCCATTGTTAATAATGAATGGGTGGACTTAGTTAATTAACCCATTGCCTCAGCTTTCAAAGCTGCGGCTAAATCTGGGTTATCCCTTTCAAGACGTAGTGCAGCTGTCAGGTTTTTGGTTGCACCCTTATAAGGATTCCCCATCCCTGGCGCAATCGAAATACTAGGGGCTGCATTCATACCTTTAGAGCTACTAGCACTAAAGTATTGAGCCCAGCCCGAGGTAGGTTGCTTGAGATTGAGCAGGTAATCATCCAGCGGTAATGCAGCGCCCCCGCTCATCACTACTGGCTTACCTTCAATCTCACGCAACTGCGCTTTTGATTCCAATAACGTCAAAAGATGGTCTGGATTCAATGCGTTAGCAGAAGCTATTAACGAAAGCGCTGTACGGCGCAATCGTTCCACGTTAAATTCAGAAATCTGCTGCTCTAATTGACCTTTGAGGGAGTTGTTTTCATCCTCTAAGGTTTTATTGCGAGCTTCAGATTCTTTCCATAAGGATTCCCATTGGCCTTGATCAGCTAGCTCTGCCTTGCGAGCCGTAGCCTGTTGCCCTTCAAATTCCTTGAGGCGATTTTCAGCAGCAATCACCCTTTCATGGAGTTTTGCATTGGTTTCACCTTTCTTCAAGCTGTCCGCCTGAATAAGCTCAAACTTAGCTTTTAAAGCCTCAAAATTAGAATCAATCGGGGCAGAGGTTTCAGCCACGGGCTGAACTAAATCTGTCGCTGACAGATTCGCCTCATCATTAGCAGGCATGGCAAGATAAAAGGTTGCATATTTAGTTTAGTTGATATTTGGGCTAATACTATTTAGCAGCGATAGGAGCAGTCGCTTCGGCAGCTGTTGCGGCAGGGTCCGAGATAGTGATCTTGGGATAAGCGGGAAAGGCCGCTTCAGTGCTACCAGCGGGATCAGGAGCGAAATAGGGGGTAAGTATCAGAGTCGGAGGCACTGCCGCATCGGCTGGTGCTGGTGCAGGCTTGGGTGCGGTTGTAGCGGCCATTGATCAGTATTAAAAACCTATTTTAATCCGAATATGGCTAGCCGCCTTTCCAAATCAGTGGGATCACTCTCGTGAATCCGATTGGCTATGAAATGAGCATGGCGGCAAAGACTGCGGAAGGTTTGCCTTAAATCGCCCACCAAATTTGGGTCTTTGCCTGCATTTACGTAATTGATAACGGTTATGAGATCACCAAAGAAGCGCTTTTCTGCTTCATAAAACGGAAGGTTGGGATGCGCCCATCGAACCTGCTGCGCATACCAACTAGCCCTGTTTGCCACTTTGATGCCACCCATATGAAATGTGCGCCAACCTGCGGGCTTTTGATCGATATATAGATCTTTGGCCGCTTGTAGGGCCTCCTCTTCTGCGTTCAACCTGGCTTGCTCCCTGCAGGCAGTTTTGAGCCTAGTAGGTACCTAATAGCGCTTTGCGGATCATCAGCAAATTTAGCGCCAGGTTTTGTTAATGCTTCAAAAGATTGCACCATTTTATCAGAACCTAAAACATGATATTTAGTTGTGGCATTAGCCTTTTGTAAAAAGTGCCCAGCTGTATTGTTACCATCTGGCAGTGAACGCCTTCTTACCCAAAACATCTCCCCATCGATTTTCCTGGGGGTAGCGTAAGCGGTGCCGCCATCTTTTACAGGTTCATAGCCTTTAGGTGGGGGCTGGCGTTTGCCTTGTTTATATACTACTGCTATAGACTCAAGGAAACTACCAGGGGGCTTATCTTCCTTCTCAAGTTCAGCCATAGTAGCGGTATAAGGTAATAATTTACAGCGGCATGAAAAATGTCGAGGCCATGGTGCAGGTGGATTGTTACGATCTTTAAATTTTACATTGTCTAGCGGAGCACATAACTTACACAGGCGGGAATCATTGCTCGCATCCCAGTACCAGCTATAGCCTCCAGGTGCAGGTGGGATGATCTCCTCGTTTGCTTGATAAAACGAATCATGCGCCGCTTGCGAAGCTTGCGCCATACCGGTACGCACAAGTGAATCAGTCATAGCCCAACCTTTCTGCCCAGGGCCAAGGGGGCCAATCTCACGTGTGATCTGTTCGCTTGAGTTGCCCATTAAAAACCCGGTTCTTAAATGCCGTTCAATGATTTTTGCCTGCTCTGTTTGCCACGCAGGTAGCAAATCTTCCAATGGATAATTCATGCCACCGGGGCTGAATTGTGAGAAGCCATCCTCTCTACTGGCAGCGATTATTGCCTGCCTTGAGATGGAGGGGGCGACAAACTGATCAACTGTTGGTGGAGCTGGTGGATCACTAGAAGGTGCGGCTTTGATGCCCCCAGCCACAAGGTATTTCTCAGCGTTAGCCATGCTGACTGAAAAGGCATCAGCCTGTGCTGGGGGTAAAACTTTATTTATCTGAATAGCAGCAGCTTCAAATTGCTTAGTAATGGTTGCAAGCTGTTTTTTGAGGTATAGCTGTCTAAGGATTTGCTCTTCAGGTAAACGCTCGAGAAGCCGAAGAATGTCTCTAATCGCCTGGCGATAGGAAGGTAGTATCTTTA